CGATGGTGCCGCCGCCCAGCGCCAGGGTGCCCGAGCCCTGGGCGGCGAGCGCGTTGATGGCGGCCTGGATCGCGTTCTTGTTGGCCAGCCGGACCGAGTCGGCCAGCCCGGTGCCGCGGGTCACGCCAGACGGCCGGACGATGCCGTCGCCGACCCCGGCCGACGCGACGCTGATGGTGCCGTCCCCGGCGACGATGACGCCGGAGCCGACCTTGACGCCGCCGAGGACGGAGGCGGTGGCGGGCGGGAGGGTGTAGGAGCCGCCGCCCGAGGTGACGGCCAGGATGCCCGATCCGTCGACGGTGAGGCCGGTGCCGACGCGGACGCCGCCGAGCGTCCCGGCCGTCGCGGGGGGAAGGGTGTAGGCGGGGGTCGGGGCGGCGACGCTGATGGTGCCGTCCCCGGCGACGGTGACGTTGGCCCCCTGCTTGACGCCGCCCAGCGTGGAGGCGGTGGCGACCGGGAGGGTGTAGGACGCCCCGCCCGAGGCGGTGGCCGACAGGGTGCCCGCGCCGTCGACCGAGAGGCCGGAGCCGACGCGCACGCCGCCCAGGGTCGCGGCGCTCGCGACGGGGAGCGCGTAGGGCGGGTTGGCGCTCAGCGTGCCGTCGGAGGTGACGCCGAGGTTGGCGCCGACGCGGACGCCGCCGAGCGAGACGGTGCTGGCGGCGGGCATCGTGTAGTTGAGGGTCACCGTGCCGTTGCCGTCGACCGAGAGGCCGGAGCCGATCCGGACGCCGCCGAGCGTGGAGCCGGTGGCCGGCGGCAGGACGTAGGTGCCGCCGCCGAGCAGGGAGGCGCGCAGCTTGCGCAGCGAGCCGGTGGCGGTGTCGTGGCTCAGCAGGTAGTGGTTGGCCAGGGCGGGGGCGGCGTCCTCGGGCTGGCCGTCGATGTTGACGGCGAGGGACCGGTTGGCCGAGAGGTCGCCGCCGCCGGACAGCCCCGCCCCGGCGCCGACGTTGCGCGAGGCCGGGACGAGGTTGGGCGCGGCGATGGTCAGGGTGTCGGTGACGCTGCTGGTGGTCAGCGTGACGTTGGCGCCCGCGGCGACGGTCAGCGTGTCGGTCAGTCCGTCGGCGACGATGTTCGACTGCCCGGCCACGGCGATGGTCTGGAAGGTGTTCTGCGGCGAGGCGCTGAGCGGGAAGCGGTCGAGCCGGACCTTGCGCGGAAGCCCGCTGGCGGTCTCGTGGACCACCAGGAAGTCGGCGGTCGCGACCGGGGTGAGGTTCTCGACGAGCGCGGGCACGTCGAGCGAGAGGGTGCGGTCGGCGGACAGGTCGCCGCCGCCCTTGAGGCCGGGGCCGGCGGCGACGGCCCGGGTCGCCGGGACGAGGCCGGCGACGACGTCGGCGCGGGTCAGCTTGCCGTCGGCGCCGTCGCGGACCGCGTAGAGCAGGTCCGCGGGGCCGGCCCCCGTGAGGGCCGGAAGCTGGTCGAGGGTCTGGTCGGCCATGTGGCGCTCCGGCGGCGGGTCGGGGGGGGCGGCGTCAGGCGCGGCCGGAGGCGGCCCAGCGGGCGGCGCGGCGGGCCGGGGCCAGGACGCCCTGGTAGACCGCGGCCTCGTCGATCAGGCCGAGCCATTGGTTGGCGTCGAGCCGCCCGATGCTGAAGGTCCAGCCCGTGCCGGGCAGGGCGACGGCGTAGGTCACGGAATAGGCGGGCGAGGCGGCGCCGTTGAGGTAGACGGAGGCCGTGGTGGCCGTGTGGTCGTAGCAGACGTGGACGAGGGTCCATGCGTCCCAGGGGATCGCGGCGCCGGCGCCGATGCCGGTGCCGCCCCAGGTGTGGAGGTAGAGCCTGTGGTCGCCCGTGCCGCCCGTCATGAGCGCGACGTACTGGCCCGCCGCCTTCATGCCCATCTCGAAGACGCCGCGGAAGTTGTGGGTGCCGGTGGGCTTGATCCACGCCTCGACGGTCCAGGACGCGGACGCCCCGGCGATGCCGAGCGTCGTGCCGTTGGCGAAGCCGGACGCCTCCAGGCCGTTCGACTGCACGAGTTCCTGGGTCTTGCCGACGCCGTGGCCGAGCCCGTTCCAGCCGAAGCTGGTGTCGGCGGCGTCGGAGAGGATGGCGCTCTCCTGGCTGCGCTGGACGTAGAAGACGTCGCCGCCCAGGTTGTTGCCGCTGACGTCGGGGGTGAGGTGCTTGTCCGGGTCGGGCAGGTGGTTGCGCCAGTACAGGCGGGGCAGGTCGGCGAGCACCTGGGACTGGTAGGGGATCGGGAGCGTGGCGATGCCCGACTGCGCGTAGCGGGCCAGCATGCGGGAAGCCGGCAACACCTTGTCGAAGACGGCGATCTCGGCGACGGCCCCGGCGAAGTAGCGGTTGTCGAGGTGGCCGACCAGGAAGGGGACCCCGGTGCCGAGGTTGACGGCGAGGCTGCTCTGGGCGGCCTGGACGCCGTTGACATAGGCGCGCAGCTTGTTCGCGGTCGGCTCGGCCGGGTCGTAGGTGACGTGGACCAGCATCCAGGCGCCGTGCGCGGCGCCGGTGAAGTCGGCGTTGGCGCCGTAGGTGGAGATCGCGTAGCCGGTGGCGGTGTCGGTGTGCGACAGCGAGAGGTACTGCCCCAGGGCGCGGGTGCCGACCTCCCAGGCGCCCGAGAAGGTCGTCACGATGGCGTCGCCCCGGACCCAGCACTCGACGGTCTTCGGCTTGGTGCCGTTTATGTTGAGCGTGGCGGCGGTGGCGGTGCCGCTGACGGAGCGCAGGCCGCCGTCGAAGACGAAGGCGGTGGAGGGCTCAGAGCGCAGCGGGCCGGGGTGGGCGCGCATCGGCCCGGTCATGTTGGTGACCGCGGCGTTCTGGCCGCTCGGGCTGGAGTCGAGCACGCCGCCCGTCGCCTCCGACAGGCGCCAGTAGAGCGTCGGGCCGTCCGCCAGGACGTGGGCGGCGTAAGCCGACCCCTCGGGCTGGTCGGAGATCGCGGCCCCGAGGTCGACGCGGCGCCACGCGGCGCCGTCGCTGAACGCGACGCAGGGCTGGCCGGCGGCGCCGTTGGTGAAGGAGACCAGCCGCCCGCGGTATCCGGCGGGCGGGGGAGCGGCCGGGAGGGTGTAGGCGGGCAGGCTCATCGCGCGCACCAGCGAGCGGGAGCCGACCTGGCCGTGGCGCGGATCGTTGGCGAGGGCCATGGCGGTGTTCCCGGTCGGTGCGGCGCCGGGTCAGGCCCCGGCGCGGGGGTCCGGTCCGGAAGGCGGGACGGGAACCGCGTCCTCGTCGTCGGGGCGTTCGTCCTCGTCGTCGTCCCTCGGGCGGTCCGGGTCGTGGCCGGGCGGGACGCGGCCCGGGTCCCGACCCGGCGGCAGCCCGCCCTTCTTCCCGAGGCCGGGCGGGACGCCGCCCTTCCTGTCGAGGCCGGGGGGGATCTTGTCCTTGTCGGGCATGGCCTGTACTCCTGGACGCGGGGTGGGCGGGGCGGTCAGGTGCCCGGCGCGGGCTCGGGAGCCGGCGCGGGCGCCGGTTCCGGGGCGGGCTCGGGAGTGGGCGCGGGCTCGGGGGCCGGCTGGTCCGGGACCGGCGCCGCGTCCTTGGGCTCGGCGGCGGCGGGGGTCAGGGCGATCATGACGGCCTCGCCGCCGACCACGTCCACGTCGAGGACGCCGACCAGCTCGCGGACCCCGTCGCCGAGGTCGGCGTCGCAGCGGACCGAGACCTGCGCGGACCCGAGGCGCCCGGCGGTGACGACGTCGGCCGCCATGCCGTCGTCGTAGGTCGAGACGAAGGCCACGGTGGGGTCGCTGGTCTCCCAGCGGGGGACGCCGTCGATGGACGCGGGGTTGCCGTAACGGTCCGACGCCGTGAACGAGACGCGGGCCTTCTGGTCGGTGGTCAGCACGAAGGGCATGGGGCGCTATCCTTTGGTTCGGACGGGGCCGACCGTGAAGGTGATGGGCGGCGCGCCGTCGGCGGGATCGGGGGGAGGGGGGTCGGGCGGCGCGGGCCTCACGGTCGCCTCGATGCGCAGGGCCTCCAGCCGCCCCGCGCGGAGCAGGGCGGCGAGCGCGTCGTCGAGCGCCGCCACCGGGTCAGGCCGCGGCGACCGCGGCGCCGAGAAGCACCCGGAGCCACGCCGTCCCGTTGCTGAAGGCGAGGCAGGGCTGGCCGGCGGCGCCGTTGGAGACGTAGATCAGGCGGCCCTTGTGGAGCGACGCCGAGGGCACGGAGGCGACCGTGTACTCGGGCAGCGCCATCGCCTTGATCAGCGAGCGGGAGCCGATCTGGCCGTGGCGGGGGTCGTTGGGAAGGGCCACGTCACGCCTCCTCCGGCGAACCCTTGGCGACCTTGCCGGGGGGGCGCCGGGACGTGTGCGACTTGACCTGCGGCGGGGAAGGCTCGGGTTCCGGGGCAGGTTCCGGGGCCGGTTCCGGGGCAGGTTCCTGTTCCGGCTCCGAGGTGGGTTCGGGAGTGGGCGCGGGCTCGGGGGCCGGCGCGGGGGCCGGTTCCGGGGCCGGGACCGCCGGGCTCATGGACGCCTCGGGGACCTCGCCCTCGGTCGGCCGCTCTCCCTTGTCCACGATGCGCTCGACCAGGTTCGGGTCGTCGTCCAGCACGGGCTTGGTGGCGCCGCGGCGCGTCTTCTTGGAGACGGAGGTGTCGGAGTCCGGGCGTTCCTCCCACGGCTCGGCGACGCGCTCGCGGCCGTCGAGGGTCGGGGAGCGGGGGTCCTCGTAGGGCTTCGACGCCTGGGCGCGCAGGTCGTGCTGGCCCGCCAGGGTGCGGTCCTGCCCGGCCTCGTCGAAGTCGGGGATCGCCTTGACCTTGGCGTCGCGGAAATGCGCGTTCTGCAGGTGCCAGCGGTCCTCGTCGGTGGGGACGCGGTCGCGGTTCTTCTCGGCCTGCCGCATCGCGGCCTCTTCCCTCTTCGGGTCGGCGTCGGCGGGGATGTTGATCAGCCCGTCCACGTCGGCGTAGGGCGGGCTGCCCATCAGGTCGTTGTTCTCGGCGAACTTGGCCATCTCGTCGTCGGAGTACTTCTCCGAGACGGGCTTGGCCTGGGCCTCGTCGTCGCGGGCCTGGGCGTCCTTCAGCGCCTCCTGCTGGCGCCGGTGACGGTTGAATGCGGACATTCCCATGGGATGCTGCTCCTGTTCCGTGTGCCGTGGGGAGGCCGGGGGACCGTCGCCGGTCCCCGCGGGCCGGTTAGCTGGCCGCCGAGGTCAGGCGGTGGCGGAACAGGACCATTCGAATTTGCTTCGCATCCCAGGCCCTGGTCCAACTCGCCGCGGTCGCCAGGGTGGCGTTGTCCGGCCCGCCGCCGGTCGCCGCGCCGACGTACTTGACGCCGCGGGGATGGAGGATGAAGGCCCGGCGGTTGATCAGGTAGTCCTCGCCGGCCAGGGAGTCGCGGTCGGTCTCGGTCTCGGTGATGCGGCCACCACTCCCGGTTGCATAGCCTATGGCCCCTGGGCCGAAAATGAAGGTATCATATACTGCCGTGGTACCACTTCCGGTTACCGTCATTCCATCATCGATGATGATCCTTTTGCCCATGAAAGTCGGCAGGGCGGCCTGTCCCTGGCTCTGGGGTATCCACTCGATCAGGTCGTCCTTGAGGAGCTGGGTCCTCGTGGCGCTGTGCATGATGATGGCGGAGACGGAGTCGGAGGCGTCGCCGAGGCGCTGGAACGCGTCGAGCATGCCGACGCCGGTGATCCCCTGGCCGTTGGCGACGCCGGAGATGTCGTGGACGTTGGCCGCCATGGAGGCCGCGCCGAAAACGCCGGACAGGATGTTCTTGAGGGTCCTTTGCATGTCACGCGCCCACCATGCGGCGACGAGCTGGCCGATGGCGCCCATGACGTCGTCGCCCGCGAGGGCGGCGGCCAACTCGTTGACGCCCCACGCCTTGCCCCTGAACTGGATGACGGCCTGGTCCTGGGCGGACGTGATCGGGTTGACCGACAGGGCGGTGCCGGTGGCCGAGAGCACCTCGGACTCGCCGCTGAGGTCCTGCCAGTACGGCATGTTCACGGTGTTCCCGCCCTGGCCCTGGAAGCCCTCCAGCTCAGGGACGTTCTGGACGATCCCGGAGGTCCAGAGGTTCGAGACCTCCATGGTGCGGTTGACGACGTATTCGTTCCAGCGGGCTGGAATGACGATGTTCGATAGGCGTGTGCTGGCCATGGCTGGTGTATCCCGGCAGGTGTGTGCGGATCAGGGGTGGGGGTGGTGGAGGCGCCCGCCGGGCGACCTGGGGCCGCGGCGCCGCCGCGGGTCGTGGTGGGGTCGTGGTCTCGGGAAACGCGCCGTCCCGCCGGGACCGGGCGCGTGGAACGGGGCGGGCGGACCCGCCGCGGATCAGATGCTGATGTTGTACCCGGCGGCGGCGGCCATCTGCTTGGCGAGCGCGGGCTTCTCGCGCTCCAGCCGACCCTGCTCGGTGAAGTTCTCGTGTTCCTTGAGGTACGGGTTCTTCATGCCCGAGGACCCGTTGCTGCCCAGGGCGCCGCCGCCGGTCGGCATGTCGAAGAAGTGCGGCGCGGTGTCGCGCACCGCCCCGTTGAGCCATTCCTTCGGCGTCAGCGGCGACGCGCCATCCGCGCCGATGACGAACTGCGTGCCGCCCTCGTCGTCGCGCAGCACGACGCGGTTCTTGTCGGTCAAGATCCAGCCGGCCCGCTCGGCGCGCGACAGCACGTCGGGGATGGCGGTCGGGCGGACCCCGGCGGCGAGCGCGGCGTCGGTGATCTCGCGGTCGATGACCGAACGCTGGTGCCGGATCACGGCGTCATCACGCTCCTGAGTGACGCGCTTCAACTCGGTCTCCAGGGTGCGGATCTGGTTGTCGGAAGACGCCTTCATTTCCGCGGTGCGCTTGTTCAGGGCCTCGTCGAAGCCCTTGGCGTCCACGAGTTCCTTGTCGGCCATGCGGCGCTTGAGGTCGCGGAGTTCCTTCAGTTCCTCGGCGAGCTTGGCGGGGTCCTCTCCCAGGGTGCGGTAGGTGGTCAGCGCCTCCTCCGCCTGGGTGAGCGACTTCATCAACTCGGTGTTCGTGTTGCGGAACTCGTTCAGCCGATCCTTCGGCACGAGGCCGTCGGCCTGGAGCCGGAACTTGTTGTCATCGGCCTCGGCGTAGAAGGGGCGCAGGATTTCGGGGACCTCGTCGATGACGTCGACGACGGCCTTGAGTCTGTTGGTCGCGGCTTCCAAGGGGTTCGACCTCCGGTCGGGGCAGGCGCCCGCCTCCGGCGGGCGCAAAGGAAAACCCGCCGACCGGCGCGGCCGGGGCGGGTTTCTGGGGCGTGGGCCTGGGCGTGAAAAAAACCCGCCTGCGGCTGCGCCGGGGCGGGTTGTCGGCCGATCCCCTGGGGGACGTCGGCGGCGCGGCGGGGGCGGCCCGCGCGCATGTGTGGTGCGGCAAGTCAATACACGGATTTGCCGTCCCTGCAACTGTTTTTTTTGCTTTTTCCTAGCCGAAAGCTCCCTGGTCGTCGTCCGGGGGACGGGAACCGCCCCGTCCGCGGGCGGCGAGGGTGCGGTTGACGTCGGCGAGGCGGCGGGCGGCGGCGTGGATGAGGTCGGCCAGCCGCCCGAGGGCCGCGCACAGGCAGGCGTTGGCCAGGGTGCCCACGGGGCGCATGGCGGTCAGCCCCCCGGCCCGTCGTCCGGCCCCCGCCACTTCTCGCGGGCGATGCGGTCGTCGATGATGCGCCGGACGGTTTCCGCGAACGTGGTTTCGTCGCGCTCGGCGCGGTCGACCAGGTAGGCCTCCTGCCGCGCCGTGAACGCGACCGAGGTCTTCTTCTTGGGCGTCCTGCGAGACTTGGCCATGGGTTCCCCGACGTTGTGCGGGGGCATGGTACTCCGGGGAGGGGGGCGGGGGCAACCGGAACGGGGTTCTTTTTGGAACCCCGTTCCGGTTGACCGCACGGGGACCCCGTGTTACGTTGGCTGGGAATTCGGAAGACTTAACAAAACGCCCGGTTGCGGGCATCGGGGGGACCGTGGGAATGGGAACGAAGGTGGCGGCCGTTGCCGTGGCGGCGGCGCTCCTGGCGGGATGCGCCGCGCCGAGGCGGCACGTGATGACCTGGGCGCCGAGCGGCGCCGCGGCCGTCCCGAAGGAGCAGGCGCTCGCGCGCTGCAGCTTCGAGGTCGGTGACGACGAGCACAACTTCGACCGGCTGTTCCTGCTGAGCGGGCAGCCGAGGTTCGGCCCCCACGGGCTGCAGGGCCTCAACCGGCAGGGGGTGCAGTTGTTCGAGGCGTGCATGCTCGGCATGGGATACCGGTCGGCGGGCACAGTCCCGCTGGACGGATAAAGGCTTCCTCCCTTTCACCTCTAATACACGGAGAATCCGTTGAGATACGCACCGGTGGCGTTGGTCGCCGTCCTGCTGGCGTCGGCCTGCGCGACGGACGGCATGGGGCCGAAGCAGGGTTGGGGCATGCTGGGCGGGGCGGCGGCGGGCGGCCTCGCGGGGTCGAAGGTCGGCGGCGGGACCGGGAAGCTGGCGGCGACCGCGGCCGGGACGCTGCTCGGGGCCTTCCTGGGATCAGAGGTCGGGGTGTCGCTCGACCGGGCGGACCGGATGTACGCGGACGGGGCGTTCGAGGAGGCGGCCACGGCCCCGGTCGGGCGGCGGGTGGCGTGGCGGAACCGGCGCAGCGGCAACCGCGGGTACGTGGTCCCGGTGCGCGAGGGCCGAGGGCGTGGCGGGGAATACTGCCGGGAGTTCCAGCAGGTCGTCTACGTCGGCGGACGGGCTCAGCAGGCCCACGGGCAGGCGTGCCAGGGTCCGGACGGGTCGTGGGAAATCGTCGGCTAGGGGGATGCGGTGGTCCTGTACCGGCCTGACCCCACCTTCCCGGGGGATGACGCGGCGGCGGGTGCGCCGTCCGGGAAACGCGTGTTCGACGTCGCTGCGGCGCTGGTGCTGCTGGCCCTGGCGGCGCCGCTGATGGCGGCGGTCGCCGTCGCGGTGAAGCTGGACTCGCCGGGACCGGTGCTGTTCCGCCAGGAACGCCGGGGCCGCGGCGGGCCGTTCCCGATGCTGAAGTTCCGCACCATGCACGTGGACGCCGAGCGGCGGCTGGCCGACGTGCTGGCCGCGGACCCGGCGCTGGCGCTGGAATACGGGACCTACCACAAGCTGGCGCGCGACCCGCGGGCGACGCGGACCGGCCGCGCGCTGCGACGGATGAGCCTGGACGAACTGCCGCAGTTGTGGAACGTCCTGGCCGGGGACATGAGCCTGGTGGGTCCCCGCCCCTACATGCCGCACGAGTTGGCGGACCATCCGCGGGAACGCGAGGTGCTGTCCCGCGTGCGGCCCGGCATCACGGGGCTGTGGCAGGTCTCCGGGCGGCACCGGACGACGTTCGGGGAGCGCCTCGCGATCGACGTGCGCTACGCCGAGACCCGCTCGGCGTGGCTCGACCTCTGCATCCTGGCCCGCACGGTCTGGGCGGTGATAAGGGCCGGCGGGGCGTAGGATGAAGGACGGGAAACAGGGGAAGGTTGACATGCCGGATGAGAACGAGGAATTCCAATCCTGGGAACGGGATGAGGGCGGTCCGTTCACCATCGTTCGCCTGCACGTCGGCTACCCGCGCCCCCGGCCGTGCGTCTATATCGCGGACGACGACCCATGCGCAGGAATAGGTCTTACGACGGTCGCCGACATGGACGACCTGATCTGGCGGCTCGTACAGGCGCGGGAGTGGCTGAAGGACCAGTTAAACGACCAAGGGACGCAATAAGATCGCTAGGACGGCCATCCGTTCCGGTCGCCGTACAGTTCGGAAAGCGGCCGATCTGGTTCACAGGATGAAGGATGAGGAAGGGGTTGACATGCCGGATGAGAAAGAGGGACTCCAATCCTGGGAACGGTATGACGGTGTTTCGTTCACGATCGAAGCCCTGCGCGGACATTCACGGCCGGGCGTCTACATCGCGCAGGACGACCCATACGGAGGAGTAACGCTTGTGACAGTCGCCGAGATGGACGACCTGATCTGGCGGTTAGTACAGGCGCGGGAATGGCTGAAAGACCAAGGAGAGCAATGAAGCTGCTCGGACACATAGGTGACGCATGCATGTGGATCGTGGGGTGGGCGCCGATTGTCATGTGCGCGGCCCTCGTTCTTCTTCTCGTCGGCATCATCATCGGCGGCATCAATGCCATGGCGGGGGTTGTGGCAACCATACCGTTTGTCGCGATTGCCGTCATTGGCGTCGTTGCGTTCGGCAGGGCGTGGCAGCTTGATCACCGGAAGAGTGAGCCAAGGACCGAAGAGACGGACGGGTCGGGGATCTGAGCGGGGCGCTACGACGGCCATCCGTTCCGGCTGCCGTGCATCTCGGCCCGCTCGCGGGTGCGGAACCCGGCGATGTACTCCCCCCAGCGCCACCACTGCCATTCGAGGACGTCGCCGGGATGGTGCTGGAGTTCCGGGGGCGGCATCGGCGCATTCGGTTCCCGGTCGGTCATAGCCCGAACTTCTTCCGCAACTCTTCCAGGGTGAGTTCCCTGCCGGTCTGGTCGACCATGTCAACCATGGTGATCTTCCCGGCGTTCCAGAGTTCCCATCGCCCCGGGCCGAGGATTTCGACTTGCATGGTTTTTGATTTGGTTTTTAGCCAATTCTCGAAATCGAGGTCGGCTGGCACCTGCCCGTCCATGCTCGCCTGGGTGGCCTCGTCGATCCTGGCCGCCTTGCCGTTCGGAATGTCGTCGATGTCCTTCAAAAGCGGGACTTCGGTCGAGCGACAGCGAAAATGTAGCGGCGGACCACCATTGTAAGCAATGTTGTGCCTGATAGGTTTCCCGTCTAACGTCCATGCCAAGCCTGACCTTGCGCGACATACGGGTGTCGTGGATGAGTCAAGGGTACTTATGTGTAATTTTGCATAAATGATATCGCTATTGTTGGCGAACGCTTCCCTTCTCGCGGAATTGCTGACCGCCTGGACGCTGGTATGGACAAGGCTGGTGGCGTTGCGGCGCGTCACCTCCATGACGCCGTCCCGGTACCCCGCAGCCCGTGTTCCCTTCACCCTCCGGACGATCTGCTCGACGGTCTCGCCCTGCGCATAGCCCATCTGGACGCAGGCGCGGAAGCGGAACACGGCGTCGCCCGCCTGCTTGCCCCACCAGTCCGCCGAGGGCGCCCCCTCGATCATGGTTTCGTCCACCAGGGCGCGGGCGCGCTCCGGTGCCAGGGCGACGGTCATGATGGAGGCGCCGACAACCTCGTTGACGGCGGCGGCGGCACCCACGGCGGCGATCTCCGCGACCTCGGCGAGGTCGTCCAGCACCACGCCGTTGACGGCGGCGTATCCCTCGGCGATGGAGGCCCGCGTCTGCTCCAGCAGGCGCTCCAGCCGGGCCTCGCGGAACTCACGGACCGCGGGCTCGGTCGGGTCGAGGGCGCGGAGCTGCGCGATGAGGTCGGCCTCCAGCGCCAGCAGCAGTTCCAGCACCCGGCGGCGCAGGTTCGCGGCGAAGCGCTCGAAGTCGAGCGCGTGGATGCGGATGCGGTCGGCGATCTCTTCGTTGACGGATGCCATGCGGCGGCGTGCTCCGGGAAATTCATGGACAGCGGGAAAACGGGGTCACCGTCCCCGGCCGTCCCTTTCATCGTCGTGGTCGTCGCCGGCCAGCGCGTCGATCAACGAGACCCAGAACATCCAGGGGATGAGCCACAGGGCAAATGCCGACTTGGCGATGGTGACGGCGTCCCGCGTGCGGCGGCGGGACGCCACCTCGCGCTTGCGGTCGGGGAACTGGTGAACGGTCAAGACGTCCTCCTGCGGGGGCCGATGTCCTGGCGGGTGGTGCGGTTGTCGGATGACCCGCCGCGCGGGGCCGGGGCGCGGGGACGGTTGGCCCCGTTGGCGGCGTTGCCACCCCCACCCCCATCTTCCTCATCTTCTTCCTCATCCCCTTCATCGGGGCGCTCGGGGGGCGGCGGGCGGTTGATCTCCGCCAGCTTCTCGGCGCGACCCAGCAGCACCGGCTGGTCGGTCTGGAGCATGGCGCGGAACTCCTCGATGGTCGTCTCCTCGCGCACCATCTCGCCCTGCTTCAGGACGTGCGCCCACTCGTCCATGGGATAGAGCCCGGCCTGCACGGCGGCCATCAGCGCGGACAACGTCTGCGGGCTGACCGGCACGTCGAAGAAATCGGTGTTCAGCTCCACCTTGACCTCCCCGCTCGCGGCCACCCACTCGGCGGCGTGGGTCAGCGCCGCCTTCAGGCCGTCGGACACCGTGTTGGCGCACGACGCCAGGGTGGCGTTCTCGGCGGAGGCCCGGAGGTAATGCGTCTCGGCCGCCTCGGCGGCGCGCTTGGGCTGCTGGAGGAGGCGGGCGCCGAGCGTGGCCATGTCGCCGGCCTTCTCGGCGAGGGCGGCCGACAGGTCGGACAGGCCGTTGGCGGAGAATTCCAGGAACTTCGCGTCGGACCCCGGCGGCAGCCACAGAGCCCAGTCGCCGCCGAAGCGCAGCGGCACCGGCTCGGCGTCGGAGACGACGACGGGGAGCGGCCACGCGATGCGGGAGCGGGCCTGCTGAAGCTCGGCGGACGCCTTGAAGTGGTCCAGGTTGGCGTCCACGAGGTCGAGGATCGGCGACCGGGTGACGGCGGGGCGCAGGTCCGTGGGGCCGATGAAGGTGAAGGGGATGTAGTCGATGCGGGAGCCCCGCGGGCGCGGCTCGAAGGTATCCGTCAGCTCGTAGGACTGGTTGACGTGGCGGTAGAGGCGGACGCGGTACAGGCCGGCGTCGTCCAGGTCGAGCACGCGGTAGCGGCCCTGGTGGCGGAACCCGAACTCGTCGTCGGCCGGGGCCTCGACCTGCTCGTGCAGGATGACTTGGTCGAGGACGGGGCGCCCGGCGACGACGCGGGTCCGCCAGGAGCGGATGTCGCGGGCCTCGTACCCGGCGATCCAGGGCAGCGCCCCGGCGGGGTCGCGGGGATCGGACGCCGCGCCACCGCCCTCGCCCGGCGCGGGGGCCTCGACCAGCAGGCCGTAGCGGCCGAAGGCGAGCACGTTGCGCATGGCCCGCTTGGCGAAGGTGTCGAACCCTTCGCCAGCCCCGTTGAGGTTCTCCAGCCTGGGCTTGACCCGGGCCGGCACCTCCACGGAGGGCGCCTTGCGGAAGACGGCCCCCAGGAACGCGTTCACCGTCAGCTCCGACCCGTTCAGGAACATCGCGTTCGAGACGTAGAAGGCATAGCTGGACGGGTCCTCGCGGTGGCCCGGCAGCATGGGGAGGTAGGCGTGGGCGGACCGCTTGACCGCGTCCGTCCCGTCGAGGACGTCGGCGATCCGGTCCCACTGCGGGCGGGCGAGGGCGTATTCGGGATGGACGGTGTCGACCGGCATGGACGGGCCTTCGGCGTTGGGACGCGGGGGTGCGAAAAAAACGGGGGGAACCGGGCGCTTTGTTGTTGACTGCGTTACGTCACTGACATAACGTAGCTTCATTGAACAAGGGGCACCCCAGGGAGACGGTCATGGAAACGACCTATATCGGCGCAGCCGACACCGCCAAGCTCATCCGCAAGGCGCTGAAGCGCCACTTTCCAGGAGTCAAGTTCTCGGTGAAGTCGAAGACCTACAGCGGCGGTGCGTCGATCGACGTCGACTGGATCGACGGCCCGACCCGGCGTCAGGTCGAGGCGGTGACGGGGAACTATCGGGGCGGGCGGTTCGACGGGATGATCGACATGGCGTATTCGGTCACGCATTACCTGTTACCGGACGGGTCGGCGGTCGTGGCCCAGTCGCCCGGGTCCGTGGGGTCGGGAGGACTTGATCCGGCGTTTGAGCGGGAAGCCCCACACCCGGACGCCAAGGCGGTGCATTTCAAGGCAGACCACGTGTTCTGCAACCGCCGCCATTCCGCCGGCCTCGTCACCCGCGCCCTGGCCGCGGTCGCCCGCAAGTGGGGCGGGTTCGACCCGGCGGACCTGGAGGTGGTCGGCCGCGCGGACGGTTCCGCTTGGTGCGACGGCGCGGGGTCGGTCATGGTCGCGAACGCGGGCCGTTGGCTCGACTCCCTGCTGACCGAGGAACTGGCCCGGCGGACCAACTACGTGCCGCGGGCAGCGGCCTGAAGACGGCCCAGCACGCGGTTCCCCATCAGGAAGGGACCGCGTCGTCGGTCGGATACCGCCTCCGTGTCCCGCGGGCCCAGCCCGCGGCGTTGCGGGACTCGACTCGCTCCGGGAAGGCCCAGGGCGCGGACGGGGCGCGGTGGTTCCCGGACGCGACGTAGCGACCGGGGTCGCGCACCGGCTCGGCACGGCGCATCTCGGCGCGCATGATCCGCGATTTCCTCGGGGCTGGCGGCGGCACCCGCGGCGGGGGCCGGGGGAACGCTCCCGGCAGGGAGCGCAACCCGACCAGCCTATGGCCCGCCGTCCGGGCCGCCATGTCCAGGGCGATGCCGGCCCGGCGGAGCTTGTGCCGGAGCTTGGTGAGCAGGGCGAGGACGCACAGGTTGGCCGCGAGCGGGCCGCCGTCCTCGTCGTCCTCGTAGAGCGCGCGGGCGAGATCCCAGGTGGTCCACCGCCGGCCGGGCTGCATCAGCAGGTGCATCAGCAGCTTTCCCGCGGCGTCCCCGAGGGTAACCGTGATGCCGTCAACATCGACGACGTACCGGCAACGGTGGGGACGGCGGCAATGCAGGGACCGTGGGGCGATGAGCCAGAAGCGGACGCCGGGGGGAAGCGGGGACGGAGGTAATGCCATGGCCGAATACCGCTCGCTGTCTCGGGGCGGGCAAGATAGCCGGGCCGGGGCCGAAAGAGAACCTCCTTGGACGGAAAAGCCGTGTGGCGAGGAACTGCCGGTCAATTGTTCGGGCCGTAGATGCCCAGGGTCTGGGTCCCCGGGAACGAGTAGGTCCAGCCGGTCTTGGTGTTGCCCATGACCACGTGGTGGTCGTCGGTCGCGACGCGGATGAAGATCCGGGTGCCGCCGCCCGAGTCCTGGCACCGCAGGCCCATGAGGGTGGCGCGACCGCCCTGGACGTTGACCATGGGCTGCAGCCGGTTGCCGGTCGAGGCGTCCATCAGGTAGCCGTTGGACAGGTGCATGACGCCCGCCGTCATGGAGAAGGCGCTTCCCCCGGCCAGCGCGATGGTGCGGATGCCGCTGGCGACGAACACGGCGGTGGCGTGCTCGACGCGCACCAGGGGCTCGGTCAGCACGCCGGCCTCGATGGTCAGCCCCGTGATCACCAGCTCGCCGCCGGTCTGCCGGATCAGGTAGTCGCCGGTCACCAGCCCGCTGGAGCCGTGGACGGCGGCCAGGGCCATCTCGCCCTGCTCGAACTCGATCCGGCTGTAGTCGCCGTCGAGCGCGATGTTGGAGCCGCTGCCGAAGGCGCCGATGCCGCCGGCCCCGGCGAAGAACCGGATGCGGCCCCGGAACGAGATCATGGACTCGATCTTGAGGTCGTCGACCCGGCCGAACTGGCAGGCGTAGGTGTTGCCGTCGCTGTAGATGTTGTAGAGCGCGGTGTCCTGGGCGATGCCGAACGGCCAGAAATGGTACCGGCTGACGCGCATGCTGTCGAGCGAGCCGTCCATCAGCAGGCCGGTGGAGAAGCAGCCGACGTGCAGGTCGTCGAAGGTCGACCCGCCCGCGTTCCCCGTGGCGTCGATCCCGGTCCAGCCCGCGTCGATGCGCAGCTCGGCGATGAGCGCGCGGCCGTTGGCGGCCATGTTGACGGCGGCCGGGTACTGCTTGACGGCCGAGCGCAGCGTGGTGGTGGGCTGGACGAACTTGAAGCCGAAGCCGCGCAGGATCTGGAACGCGCCGCCGAGGCGGACGACGCCGGGGGCGGCCATGTTGAAAGTCGCGTGGTTGACCAGGAAGTTGGACTTCTCACGCCCGGCGCCGACGATCCCGGCGCCCCATCCGGCGGCCAGGGTGAGGCCGTTGGTGATGAGGCTGGTGCCCTCGGGGAAGTAGACGACGCGGCCGGTGGCGAGCGCCTGGTTCCAGGCGGCGGTGTCGTCGGTGGCGCCGTCCAGCTTGGCGCCGAACTCGGTGACGCAGACCGGGGTCCGGGCCTCCAGGGTGTCGACGAGGTCGTGGATGTCGCCCGCCGTGATGGACTCGGCGACGCCGACGGCCATGTTGGCTCTGAGAACGGCGGGGGTGCGCGCGGTCATGGGGCGGCTCCTGGGGACGGGCGGTGGCGAGGACGGCGGGCGGAGCCGGTAAGCGAAAGGCCGAGCGCGGCGAGGTAGCCCAGGATCTTGGCGAAGGTCCACTGGTCCCAGGCGCCGAACGCGGTGGGCACGAACGCGAGGAAGCACCAGAGCAGGACCCATGCCCAGACGGCGAAGAGGTTGACGGCGTAGGCGCGGGG